GCAACCCAGTCAGCAACGGTCTTGTTGTCAACACCCTTAACTTCGAAGTCAATTGCTTGTCCATTAACGTGTTGTGAAGTAGCAGAACCACCAACTGCCTTATTGACAAGTGGCGCGCGGTAAGATGAGTTGATGGTAACTGGACCAAACTTCGCTCTTACTGGCTCAAGAATCTTCTCACAACAGTAGCGCATGTTTTCGATATGCTCGGCTGTTGGTGTGTTAGGAATGCCAAGGCGCTTTGCCGTTGGTGATACGATCATCTCTGCTAGAGTAAAATGTTCTGTTAATTGTGTCATTATCTTACTCCTTAGAATGGACCGAAGTCATCGTCACTATCTTTATACTTATCGATAGCTGCCATCAATTTGATTTCTGTGTCGGCTTCAATTGATTCTGCCTGAGCATTAATAACATGCGCCTCTGCTAGTGCTTTATGGTCAGTCTTACCTAGCTCTTGAACCTTAACGTTAGGGTCAAAGTCGGCAGTCTTCATGCCCATCATAGTAGCGAATGCACCAACAAAAGCACCGACGATGGTCGAGAATGCTGGACCAATAATCTTGAAGATTTCGTTGTTATCAATTGTTTCATTTGGAACAAACAGGCCAATCATCATGGTAACAACAACAGACATCATAATAATACCGAGAATAGCTGCCGCCATCTTCATAATTGTAAGTTGTATTTTACCCTTGGCTAGTTCCAAGTCTGCAAGAGAAGTGATTGGCTCCTCTTTAGTTATAAAAGATAACAAACTCATTGTGCATTCCTTCTTATAATTTTCTTCTTCTTTTTATAATTCTTTTGTGCCTTCTTAGAGACACCAGGTTCATCCTGATTAGGAATATTTGGATTGTTGATACCAATACCAGCAACGGCACCACCGCCAACACCCATCTCTTCAACAAACTGTCTGAATGAAAGGGTTCTGTTCTCTAGCTCTTCTGCTAGAGCAATCGCTTCTGGTTCTTCATGTGCCATATAGAATAGTTCCTCTAAAATATCGTCATCATATTCTACACCTTCTTTTACCAATGCAACCGCAGCGGCAAAAGAAAGAAAGTTTTTACTTTCTACTGGCACCATATGAATAATTCTTTTCAATCTAAAAACTAAACGATGGAGATAAGTGTATGCTTCTCTCTCAACATCTGTATTAAGTTTTGAAATTGGTGTGATTTCTTTGCCTGTCTTGTCGATAATTCCCAAGCGGTATGCATCCGTCCTATCAAACGGAGTAGTAAGCATCCAAAGGACGCGCAGTGCAATAGCATTATCGATCAACTTAGCCATCAATATTCCTTAAAGTTCTTGCTACATTTAAATCTAAAGATACTTCTGGTATATCATCTACAGTCATTCTATTTAGATAAACTAGAAATGTTTTCAGATATGACCAATACTTATTTTCCAGCTTATATAAAAGCATCAAAGAGGTTTCATTACCAAATACGTTATACAAAACTATTAAGTGATTGAGTATCAATCTTTCGCTTAATACATCTGTTGTTTCATATCTACGAAATAATCGTTTGATATATTTAAATCGTTTTAAATCTTCTTCAAGATCCGACATACCAAGGCAACCCCGATTGTCGTAGTTCTTAATAGCAAAGATCAAAAAATTATCATCATTTAATTCAAACATATTATGATACTGTCGCCGTTCCCCCGATGAAGTACCAGACGGTACCCATAAACATCAAAGTTGCGGTATCACCCGCAGAATTAAATACAATACTCGAATGACCAATATTGGCATTGATTGTCATAGTATGACTACCAATATTAGACTGCATTATAATAGTCTTAATTTGGCCATCTACACCATCCGCTATAGTAAGAGTACCGTTGGCATCAGGTGATGAAATTTTAGTAACAGAAGTAGCTATTGAGATGGCACCCCCAGCCGATAAAGACTGAGGAGTGCCACCCATTACTAATTTATCTTCTAAGACTACAGGGACAGGAATGCCCCCGAACAGATTAGCAATAGTAATCTTATGATCATATGGACTTGTATTTGGTTTCACTAGATAAAGCACATCAGCCGAATTCGCATCGGTTGCTGGATTCATCGCGGTTACTTTGCTATCTGCCATTAGTTATTAATCCTCTGGGAATTCGATATCATCGGCAGCATCACTGGAGATACCGTTCTTCGAAAGTGCAACCAGAACTTCATACTGGATACGACCAGCGTGTGCACCAGTTAGAACCTTACGCTTGACCCAACCAGTGTGTGCAACAGCACCAGATTCAGCATTGTCAACACCTTGGTTTACACCGAGTGCTGCACGAGCAGTAGCAGTTGTTGCAGTCTGAAGATCGAAATACTGGTCGTCATTACCAGTACCAGTTAGGTCGAGTTGACCAGTCGATGCGAATGTCTGCGAGTTGTTACCTGTGCCAGTAAGATCGATAGGATCACCACCTGAAGTCAGTGCTAGTTGGAAAGTATTGGTAGTCTTATTGACAACAAAGTAATCATTACCCGAAGTCAAACCAGTAATACTGGTACCACCTTGGTTGCTGTAGTTAAGTTCTGCACCATTAACTAGACCGTGTGCATTTGAAGTGATGACATTAGTAGTTGTGTTAACCGCAGTAGTAGCAATAGTCATAGTAGCAACAGCATTGGTACCACGAGCGGCACTGTTATACAGCACGAAAGTATTTGTAGTTACTTGTCCTGGATAATAGGATGCAGCATTTGTTAGTCCAGCAATAGCAGTACCACCGTTATGATAATACTTGAGATGCTCACCAGCAGTTAATCCGTGAGCGGCATAAGTGAGAACATTTGTTGTAGTGTTAACACCAGAAATAGGCACAGTGCGGCGTGGAACCGAAAGATTTACAGTTGGAGCAGTTTCATACGATGAACCATTGTCTGTTACAGCGATTGCAGTAACAGAACCAGCAGCAATAGTTGCAGTTGCCGCAGCACCTGAACCGCCACCACCAGTGAAACCAACAGCAGGTGCTTCAAGGTAACGTGTTCCACCTTGGATTAGAGCAACTGCCGAAATATAACCACCCGATTGGTCGCCATGGATTTCGCCGCTTCTTACACCAAATACTTGGGTTGATTCAAAGTCCGACGTTGCATTAGATGCAACAAAAGTTGGTTTTTCGTGGACTCTATACTCTTGATCTGAGAATGCAGTCAGAGTTGTTCCTGGATTTGCATTGATAACAGTAGCAGATGTTTCGCTGGCAATTGCGGTATAAATCATTTCTTGTGTGCCAACACGAACAATGTCACCAACTTGATGTCCATCATCAAGGAAGAGACTGTCAGTACCTGTTAGAGTTCCGCGACCAAGTGCAAGTGGCAACGTGAACGTATGCGAAGAACCAATACCATCAGTTGATACGATTGCTTCAGGAACGTTGCGTAGCGCACGGTCTTCTGTGGAAGCAACCATGAAAGTGTTTGGTGTTACGTTGGTAACATAATATGTGCTACCAGATGTTAGACCGACAACAGAAGTTCCTGAACCGTTTGAATATACAACAGGATCACCCAGTTGGAATGGATGACCTGCCGAAGTATAAACGCCAGCAGCATGACCTGTCGCGGCATTGAATGTGATAGATGGCGCAGTAAGAGTTACTGTACCGTCTCTTGATTTACTATCTGATTTACCCCATGCGGACATTAATTGTCTCCCTGTTTATAGTTTTGATCTACGAAATTAAAAAATTCTTTTCTCTTTTCTTCATCAAGTTCCGAGGGAGACTTGATGCCATACTGTGTAAGTGCTGCATTAAATGTGGTCTTATAAGACTCATTCATCTGTGTGATGGCAGCGATATCAGCCCGTGCTTCGCCGCGGCGAGATTCTTTTTCTTCATTGGCTTTCTTAGCCTTCTCAATTGTTCTGAGGGCCCGCATAGAACTCTTCGCGTCTTTATTCATTTTAGCATACGTCATTGGTTTCTTCAATTTGCTCGATTTGCCATCTGGACTAATATCATAGTCTCTTTCACGCTTTCCTTTTAGATAGCGATACGCCATATCAGAAGAGATTTCATCGATTGTTTCGACGCCCTCTTTCATACTGGCATTCAGTTTTTTAGCATGAGCATGTGCAGCCTTGTGCTGGTCAGGAGATGTTTGCTTTGATTGGGTGTCTCCATAAGGAAACGACTTGACAACCTTCGATGTCATCAATGCCTGCCCCATCGCATCTTTTTTTCCGGTTGGAATTTTTTTGTTGACATGATGTGCATTATTAGCGGTGTGAACAAAATATGTTGCTTCATCCAGTTCAACTTCTTCTTTCTTCATTCGCTTATCCCAAGCGTGTTGCTTGATAACCTTGCGAATTGCGTCAGTGTTAGTTGTTCTTTTATTTGCATGTTTTCCTATAACAGCATCATGTGACATTCCAGAATCGAGATCTTTTTTAATTTGATTTGCGTTTACTTCACCGATCAATTCGACTTCTTCCGTGCGAGAATTTTTCAAGTCTGCGGCACTAGGTGCACCCTCTGAACCAGGCTTACGCATACGCTCACCTGACCCAGCTTTAATTCTCTCACGCTTGGCATGAATGTTATCCCAGAGACCGCGCTTACCTTCATTCATTTCGCTTTGAAGATAGTTTGCTGCGGTTGAGATGTAATCTTCTGCTAGAGTAATCTTTGATTGAACCCACTCAGGAAGATTTGTATCTTCGCTCATCGAATCATGCATACGTTGCGAGTTAGCAATGATTGACTTTAGTTGGGACATAGCCATGTCACCTTCATAGTCATACTCTTGCTTCTCTTTAGCTTCGGTTGCATACGATTTAGCACCAACTCTGGCCTTATTAAAGATAGAATCATCACCCAGAACGATGAACATCATGGAATTTAAGAAGTTTGCCATGACATCGCGCTCGGCGCCTTGAAGTGGATAACCACCTTGTATCTTAGTAATAGCTTTGCGCAATAGAGGAATAGTATTCGATGGCATTAGTCCAGCACGAACTAGTTGCTGCAAACGCATGTCCAAATCTACTGACTCTGCCATTACAGTGTCTTTAATTGTTTGTTCGAGTGACATTAGTATCTCCTTATCCTCTATATTTATCACTTAGAGGATGCACGGATCATCCAACCGTGTTTTGCATGAACATCTAATCTCTCTTCGAGTAGGTTCAATAGACCTCTATTATTTTCTGCTTCCGCCAATTTATGCGCCGAATTAAGTGCTTCAATAACAGATGCGTTTGCGTCATTAAGGTCGGCTAACATACCAGATACATCTACACCATAGATATTAGATTCTTTGATAGTAGTAATAGAAGCAAGTTCTGTCATATTATATGGCGCATATTCATCCAAAGCTCTAATTTGTTCCGCAACGGTATCTACAGCATCAAATAGTTCTTCGTATAATTTACTAAAGAATCTGTGGTATTGTGAGAAGTCTTTACCTTCTACGTTCCAGTGAAAGCCATGTGCTTTAAAATACATTGCATATGTATTTGCCATCACAATTTTAAGGGCAGTATTCAACTCATCCATATTATTTCTTCTTTGTTCTTGCGTTTGTTACACGGGCTTGGTCACGCTTTCTTTCGCTTTGTTGTAGACGAATAGAAATTCTTGATACCATTGGTGCCATACGCTTTACCTGTGCTTCGATACGTGCCTTTTCAGAGGCTGATACAGAAGATGGGTCGCGGTTACGAAGAATGCGCTTGTAAACCATTCTACGAGCGGCACGAATTGAGCGACCCTTAATTACATCGGGTGTAGCGATACGCTTCATTGCCATGTTCTTAGCAAGGTTACGGCGCGTCTTGTTACGCATTGCAGCAAACTTTTTCTTTAGACGACCCTGAGGAGTGATGGCTTCATCTAACTCTTCTTCGTTTTCATCTTCGTCTTCATCGTCTTCGGCATCATAATACTTGCTCAGGTCTTGCCATGAAGAAGATTCAATTTCATTTGTGACATCAGCCTCAATTGCAGCCAAGTCAGCCTCGGTGTATTGATTTGCCTCATTGTCAGCATTCATGTCCTCTAAACCAGGTAGAGGTGATAGTTGATATGGTGAAGGATAATTTGCAGGTGAGATATTGTCAGTGCAAGGTCCCATTGTCTGACCCATGGTTTCTTCTGAGATGGCTCTCATGAAATCGGCATGTGATTTGTGGGCGCGCTTGACTAGGCTTTCCTTTTCGATTGAAGACTTCAATGAATGATAGCGATCATTGAACTTCTCTACATGGTTAGGGGCTACGTGGTGTTCTGCACCGTCATAGAACTTAACCTTGGAGCCAATCGAAGTTGCTTTGCGAAGTTGCATAACAAGATGCTTAGGTTCTTCTGCTTTCTGGACTGCCTTTTTCTTTGCAATATCTTTCTTGGCCTTTGCGATTTTTTTCGGGTCGGCAAGTGTCTTTTGTAGTTTGGCAGCAAATTCAGAACGCTTCTTGGCACCTAGGGCCGAGATTTCGTCAAGTTGTTGTTCTTGGATAGCATCACCAGAAAATGGATTCATTGCTGGAATATTATCAGCCGCTAGTCCTTCTTGTCCTGGTGTCATAGCAGCAAACTTCTTACGAAGACCTGGGCTACCCCATTCGTTTTCTTTACCTAGTTCTTCGTTGCAATTCCAGCGACGAAGTGACATAGCTTTGCGAGTTGGGCGACCCTTCTCATCCTTCATAGGACCTTTCATGCCACCCATACGGGCGCAGAATGACCTGCGACGACCAGCAGCTTCACCCTTAGGGTCTAGCTTGCTAGGAGGAGTTGTAACGGCTGTCTTAATGCCCATGGCTTTAGCACCCTTACGAGTTAAACCAGCACCATCTTCTGTTGCGCGGTAGTGACCCTTAGAGTCTTCGCCGCGCTCTTCTGGAAGAATTGAAGACTTAGTTACCTTTGATTTGAATACAGTGTGGTCAACACCGACTCTCTTTGCTGCAACCTTATGTGCATGAGCGGTGTTCTGCGCCTTAACATGGACTGAGCCAGCCGCAACAGCTTTACCAGCATGTTGCTTAGGAAAGTCTACCTTCCACATGCCGTATGCTTCTTCGATCGGTGGAGTGCATTCGCCGCAACATTCTGGAGTACCACAGTTTACATGCTCGGCGTCTTCTTTAACTTGACGACCCATGCCACTCGAATAGGTATTCAATTCATATGGGTGTGTGCCACCCTTGTTGAATACTTGGACGTGAATCATGTGCTTCTTGCCACTAGTATGCGTAGCTGGCATACTCACCGAAGTGGTATTACCTTCGCTTGGCTTCTTTGAGCCAACACCCACATGTTGGAATCTATCATCGTCACTTACATGAAGACCAGACTTTTGATGGTGTGATAGTGCATGATTGATTGCATCTGTATACGATTTGTGATACAGCGTGTATGCAGAACCACGAGCCTCTTTCAGTCTCGCCTTCGCTTTTTCAATAATATTAGCCATTAAAAGTATCTCCAGAAGCTAAACGTTTGCTATATTTATAACAATTACTTCTTCGATTTCTCGGAGTTGATACGATCAACCTCAGTTTTGTTATCTGCAATCCACTTCTGTAGGGCAATCAATTGCTGGGCGTTTTGCTGGCATCTGGAGTAGTTTGTGATGATTCCGACGAGGGCCGTAGTGTCTGTAATTCCTGAGGGGGACGCATCAGAAGCTCTGGTGGGGTCGGCATCACTGGCAGTGGCACTAGAGTCGTGCGTGAACACCCAGCCGTTAGACATAACAGACTGGCTAGGAACAATGTTTTTGGCGGTATCAATGTAAACATATTCTTTCTCTCTAATTGTGTTTGTTCTATCAACATATTCAGTAACTACATTGTTACTTATTTCAGCATTCTTTTTCTCAAGTTCGGCAACTTGTGTGCTTGCCTTAGCAGCAAATCTTTGTAGTTCTGCTTCGGCGTAGGCAGAGCCCTTCATATATCCATAAAAGAAAACGCCAATAATTAGTGCTGCACCTGCTAATAATTTATATGGGAGAGGTATCATACCGAACATATTTAATTCCTTATTCTTCTTCTGACTTCTTAGTTGGTTTCTTTGGCGCAAACTTCTCTACACCTGTAATACCAAGAGTACCGATGACAATATACATTACACCATTAAAGATAAACTCTTCGATGGTGAAGTCCCAGAATAGATTTGCGATGTAACCAATTGCAATAAGCAGAGTAGATACAACTGCCACCATGCGCTTAGAAGATGGATTACCATTTTCTGACATCATATCTTTGAGGTATGATAGCAATTTACCCATGTTAGATTCCTAGGAATTTCTTGAAGGACAACGCCTCGTGAAGACCCATACCACGGCGAACATCTTTATAGAGTTCGCTCTTATGCTTCGTGGACATCGCACTTGGTGCCATCTTATGAAATTCTTTTTCGTTACCAGCGGCTGCATGGTGGCGCATCTTTGTGCCAGAAGCACCAGCTACACCGGTGTCAGCATCGGAACGTTCTTTACCAACGGTATGGATGGTAATCTTCTTAAAGTTGTAGTAACCGTGACGACCTTCTTTGCCGTTATACTTGTGTGTCAATGCATGGAATTCATGTGCGCGGTCTGAGCCAACATGCAAGTGTAAGTGCGTAACACCTTCGCTATGAAGTCTTGACAGTTGATGAAGAAGGGTTGGATGTTCTTTGTCTAGCAGACGAACATTCGCACCCGGAAATGCCCTCTTAGCATGTTTCAACTTCTGTTCAGGCGTCAAAGGATTCTTCTTAGCATCATGTGTGCCAGTAAGAACGATGGTATGTCCATGTGAACCGGCAGTGTTACGAACTTGGTTCACAACAGCTTCATGACCCACTGTGATTGGGTTCATTCTACCTTGCGTGATATGATGGTGGACTTCGCTCATTTCTTACCTCTACTTGCTCTTAGAATTGCACTACGCTCTCGGTTAGCTTTCGAGAAGCCTTCGCGGTCAACAACTTTAAGGCCATGAGCGACATAGCCTTCGCCGCCAGCGGCTGCACCATTAATATGTGTCGAGAACCCACCACCACCGGCACGATCTAATCCTCTAGCAAGATGATTTGTCGCCTGTTGTAGGTGATGGTGAATTTGGAATGATCTTTCGAATTGTTTTTTATTTGCATCTACCTGAGATAGATGAGTATTCATAGTAGCAGTCTTGCGCTCTTTAGCGGCTGGAGTCTTGACGGCATCTATTAGTTTCTGGTGTGCCGTCTGCAAATGCTTTCTGTATCCTTCAACAGAAGGTTTTTCACCACTCGTGACTGTTCTATTAATGTAAGTTCTTAGATGGATTTCATGGCCAGATAGATGGTCATATGTATGACCCTTCATTAACTTCTCGGCGGCATCTAAATGCTCTGTGGCTTTTGACCTAACAGCGGCAGGAAGTTTGCGCTCTTCATCTGATACCAGATGTTGTACCATATGAACATCGGGATGTGATTGAAAGTGCGACATGTCCGTGATAGGATGTGCAGTTCTTTCTGGACCCTTTAGCTCCGTATGAATAGTAGCACTGACCTTAGACCTCTTTAACTTCTTCGCTTCTTCACTACCCGCAGTTGCACGATATTCAATTGTGTTAGGAGTGTGTGAGATATGCGAGGAGTATTCCGATCTTCCAGAAGGTTCACTCATATATCCGCCCTGATATTCACCGGGCTTTTCAGGAAGAACTTTACCCAGATGGGCATGAAGTGCCTTTAGAGGACCGACAAGATATGGTTTATGGCCGTGCTGCTTTTCAATATCTGAGGCAGAATAGTTATAGTGAGAACCCGCGCCCTTATACTTTACACCTATCTTACCGTCCGCTGTTCGAATAGCATGAAAGGACATTCTATCATCAATCTTACGAGTGATAGGAGTTTTCCCATGCGCAACACCACGCAGAGTTTCCAATGCGTGGTGTGCAGCGTCTTGACTATCAAATGATCTATCAGAGGGATGCTCAATATGAGCAATACCACCGGTGTGTGTTGCCTCTGTAATGTATTGTGTGAAAGATAACATAAGGGTCCATCTCTATAGTGTACCCTCTATTTATAATATTCTTTCCCATTCAAAATTGATTCTCTTGGTGGTAAGATTAGTAATCTTATAGGGGTCTGGCATATGAATGGTCATTCTCTTTTCATCATACACAGGACGTTCAAAACTATTATCGATAATAATTTTTCTTCCACCTCTATAGACGGGCAAAATAATAGTTTTAAATACTACCATTCTTGAAGAACTTTCTACAACCTCTTCAATAAATGGTCTATCACCCCAATGAACAGAGGTATACGATTCATCATAGCCACCCGTCTCGGCAAATTTTTCTTTGCTGATAAGAAACTGATTAACGGTAACTCTACGGTCTATATGTTTTATGGCAACAAATTCTACCCCACCAAACTTATATAACACATGGGATTTCAACTCGGCTTCTTCTACTAGAGTTTTCAAATTCCAGTTATGGATGTTGTGGTCTATATCAAGAAACAATAACCATTCGCTATCTGCAACCTTAGCAGCCAGATTTCTGGCACCATGTGAGTTGAAACCAATATCGTCTTTAACTCTATAGAGAGAAAGAGTTACGTTTTCGGGTAGAGAGACATCTTTTAAAACATCATACGCTGGATGAATCATTGACCCATCATCCACGATCATAATTTTAATTGGGAAATCGAATGTGTACCAAGTCTCTAAGTTTCTTCTTAGATGGTCTGGTTCATTGTAATATGTATGAATTAATGTTATGTCATTCATTAATTGTTATATCAGTCGGAGGAAAATCAATGTTACCGTTCAGATTTACCTGAAAGAATTCAGAGTGTGTCATAGCATCTTTAAGATATAGCTGCCAACCGGCTAGTATTTCGCGAGTATTTGCATCTCCGCCTTGCAGAATGTGGTTGTTTTCTTCGACACATTTTCCAATTTCTTCCAGAGTGGGTTCTTTTGTAAAATACTTGATTATGTATTCTTTGGCACCTACTGACCGCCAAAGAGGAACTTCCTCGCTACCAACATTAACCCAGATAGAAGTTCCTACAACCAATTTTAAATCAATCTTATTCTTCGACATAATATTTCCTAAATATGGTGCGCCGTGCAGGACTCGAACCTGCTGCCTCAAGATTAGAAGTCTCGCGCTCTATCCAGATGAGCTAACGGCGCATAAACTATTTTATACTACATTTATAAGAGTTTGTCAAGTTAAAATTCAAACTTTGAAAAATCTCTCCGCTTACCAATGGTGGTATTTTCAAACACTGGAACATCATCTTGTCCAGAGTCCATGATACCAGCCTGGGCATCATCTTCCAAGTCATACAGTTTCATCTTCCCACGGTCGATACCAACCATAAAGCGTTTGTTCATACCCGGGTCATTGTAACGATTCTTCAACTGCTTTACCATCAATTGGCCCATCTTATCGAGTTCTTCTGTTGCGATAAGGGCAAACATCAAGTCAGCCGTCGCGGGAAGACCAAATGATTCTGAGGTGTCAGTCAGTTCAACGTCCGAGTTGGCATAACCACTACGGGTCGTCTGAGTGGCAGAAACGATTGGCAAGTCAAACTCTACTGCCAGACCACGGAGTTCTTCTGCGATACCCTTGATGACAGTGTAAGAGTTTGCACCAGAAGATGCTTTGTATCGACTTGAGGCACAGATATTCAGATAGTCAATGAAGATAACATCTGGCTTGAAGTTTCGCTTCAACTGGAGTTCGTTCAACAGAGCCTTGAAGTGACCAACGTGAGCCGATGCAGTTGGATATTCTTTGACAATCAAACGACCTTCTGTCTTCGAACGAATCTTTGCAATGCGTTGGTCAAACATGGACTTCGAAAGGTCTTTGAGTTCTTGGATGTTCACGTTCATCAAGTTAGCATCGATACGTTCTGCGATACGTTCTTCTGCCATTTCCATGGTGATATACAAAACGTTCTTGTTCTGACCCAATGCACCCGCTGCCATGTGGCACATGAACAGCGACTTACCAACACCAGTACCAGCAAGAGCAATATTCAATGTCTTATTTGGCAGACCACCATTGGTAATCTTATTGAACATCTCGAGGTCAAACGGCAGCTTAGTTTCTGCACGGTGATAGAAATCAAAACGTTCTTCGGCGTTATCAATGTAGTCATGGCCTACGTTGTTATCGAAGCCCACAGATAATGCATCTTGAAGAATGGAAGGGATGCCGTCTTGCGAATGCACCTTGTCTTCCCCATCGATAATCTGAATAGATTGCATGATGGCATTATACACGGCTCGGTCTTTACAGAACTTTTCAGTCTGGTCTAGAAGCCACTTCTCATTGGCATCTACTTCATCATCAAGTGCAGTTAGAGTTTCAGTAACATGCTGATACTCTTTCTCGTTCACCTTACGGTCATTCTGTAGAGCAATGTTGATTGCATCAATTGTCGGAAGAGAATTATATTTGGCTACAAACTCATTGATATACCGATAGATTAACTTCTCGGCATTGTCAGTAAAATATTCATCTTTAATGAATGGGATTACCTTACGCAGGTAATCCTCATCCGAAATCAACTTACTCAGGATAATTGTTTCAATTTTCTTCGACAACTGCGGAGTCCTCTAGTTCAAAATATTCTTCATACTCATTAGCAATCTTCATGCAACAATCTTCACATACCCACTTCTCAAAAGTTAGGCCATGTTCTGAACCATGAAGACAGATTGCGGCATCTTTCTTAGGATTGATGCCGCAACCACATTGGTCACAGATTTTCGTATTCTTCTGAAATATCTTCGTCAGGAATGTCCACATTTTCACCCTCCATCATTTGTCCACCTGCCATGCGGTATCTCTTTTCAACCCACTCGCTGAATGTTGGGTCGGTCAGAACTGGCATCCAGAATTCTTTGTTGTATGTATCATTCAAGCGATACTTCTTTTCTTCGGTAGCAATCTGGTACCATCCGTTAGACGGCTTGATTACGTGACCGCTTTCAAGAGCAATGTCTAGTAGACCAGACCACTTGCTGATACCACCTTCGAAGGTAACTTCAATAGGAATCTTAGACTTCTCACGGACATAGCGAGACTTTTCAACGTTGATGATAAAGTTATAACCAACAATCTCGGTACCCTGCTTCTCTTGTTGGCGACCGATGATAAAGATGTTATCAGCCGAATAGTAGATGCCTGTACCACCAGAGACGATTGCCTTCGGGAACATACCGATTTCCATGTAAGTGTGATTGACAACTACCATCGGAATGTCTTTGATAGTAAGATGTGGCGTAATCATACGGAACAGAGACTTCATCTGCTTGGCGCGAGTCATATCTGCAACCGACTTACCATCTAGGGCATCATCAACTTCTTTCTTAGAAGCTAGGTTACCAACAGAGTCAACTACAATCATGACACGGTCCTTACGTTCAAGTTCATTGACTTGCTTCATAATATCATGTTTCAATTGTTCAATGTCGGTGATAGGGGTATGAACAACCTTACCGGTATCAATACCGAAGTTCTCGAAATATGATTGCGGTGCACCAAATTCTGAGTCGTAGAACAGAACAATACCATCATCATATTTGTCCAAGAAACTCTTTACCAACATCATTGCGAATGCAGTCTTAAAGTGTTTCGATGGACCAGCAAAGATGGTCAGCCCAGGTGTTAGACCACCATCTAGCTTACCAGACAGAGCCACGTTCAAGGCTGGCACCGCGGTCTGAATTAAATCTTTGGTGCTAAAGAGTTTGCTTTCTGATAGCACATTCGTTTCTTTAATGGTGCTATTCTTTTTCAGTTTATCTAGTAATGCGCTCATGCGAATAAGTCCTCTAATGTTGCTTTTTTCTCAGTAGACCAGCCTAGGCCGTCTACAATCATGTTAAGTGGGTCAAGAAATGCTTTCTGGAACATCATCTTATAATCTATATACTTGTGAATGTCAAGTTCTTTTGGCATAGTTCCAAGAAAAGCGATACAATTTTCATGCATTGTGTT